GAACTAGTTCTAGTTTTTATTCGTTATTGCTTATGCAGCAGGGGTGTTACCCATGATGTTAGCAACTGCGAATCGACGGTAGTACTGGTTAGTACCAGCAAGAGCAAGACCATCAGCAGGCGCAGCGCCTACGAATGGGTTAGACGCCATACCATAACGAGTCTTGAACCCGATACGTGGTTGGAAGTCATTCTCGCCAACAGCTTTAACCATCTGTAACGGAACATATGGGCAGTAGAAAATACCAGCGTCATATGCGTTAGTGCCTTTGTAGCCTACAGTGATGTAGTCTGAAGAGGCATACGGGTCAATATAGACCTTAGTGCGACCGTTAAGAACACCAGCAAAAGTGTTACCAGTATCATCAACCTGAAGACCAGTAGACATAGCAGGTGTGTAGTCAAGCATACCAGAGGCAGCAAGAGCAGTAGCAACATCTGAAGAACAGATTACTACGTTACCTTTACCACGACGAGTTTCTTTAGCAATTGCGTTCGCTTCGCGATCCAACTGAACTACTAGACCCTTGAACTTCTCTGCAGACCAACGGCCGTCAGCATCAGTTTCTAGATCGAATGTGCCTGGAACGATAACGTTTGAAGTAGTCGCGCCTTGCTTCGCTTGGCTGTTGATTGTGTGAATTACTTCACGGTTGATTTCAGCAAGAATCTCAGTAGAAAGAATGTTAGCAAGTTCTGTTTCAGCATCCAAACCGTGGATTGCTTTCAAATCTTGTGCTAGTTCTAGAGAGTATTCAGCCTTCAACGCACGAGACTTAGCAGTTACAGTTGCTTTCTCGATTGTGAAACCCATTTCTTGGAATGAACCTGAAGGATTACCTTCAACGTCAACTCCACCACGACCAAGTGCTTCGCCAGCAGCAGTAGTAGTACCAGTTCCCGCAGGGTGAGTACCAGTGCCAGAGAAACCAGTATCAGCTTCGTTAAATAGTGCTTCGTCGTTGGCAATAGCTCCGCCATCATAACGTGACTTCATCGCGAAGATAAGACCAGTTGGGCCTGACATTGGCTGAACACCACATACGTCATATGCCATTAGGTTAGGCATTGCACGACGTACTAGAGAGATCAATACTGGATCCCACTTAGAGATAGAACCAGTGTTGGCTCCACCAGATGCGTCTTCAGTCATAAAACCAGAGTAAGCAGTGCGTTCTTCCATCATTGCTCGTTCTTGGTTTTCTAGGATAGCAGCGGTAACTGCTTTACGGTGATGATCGGTAATTGCACCGGCAGACTCTTCGTTAAGAACTGGAGCCCATTTTTCGATAAGAGTATCAAAAGCTTGCATGTTTTTATTCCTTATTTTTTAGAGGTTTTTCGTAGAGCAGAGATGTAACCTTCCATCATGGAGGATACTTCAACTTCTTCATCAGCATCAGCGGAGGCTGATTCTGTGATAGGCTCTGGGATTTCTTTAGAAAAGTATGATTGCTTGATAGTAGCGATTTTCTTAACGAAGCTTGCTTCGTCATCAAAGTCTACGTTCTCAACGAGTTCTTTTAACTTTTCGGCTTGGGTGTCCGCAAGGTCACGTGAAGCTTCAGCAATAAGAGTATTACGCTTGTAAGTTTCAAGTTCTTCTGCGAGCTGAATTGCGTCACCAGTTGTGGCGTTTAGTTTTTCTTCTAACTCGTCAACTTGTAATGCTAATTCATCAACTAGGTCAACCTTAGATTCTGGAACATCAACATAAGACTCTACGAATAGGTCTTTCATTGATGACATAAAGTTTTCTGCGATTTCGGTACGTAGACCGCTTTGAACCGCTAACTTGTTGTCTTCCATCCAAGTTTCAACTACATAGTTTAGGTAAGAATCTACCTTTGTTACGAGGTCAGTCTTAATAGACTCGACTTCTTCAGATAGTTCTTCTGTATATTGTTCTTCAAGACGTGTTACTTCTTCTGACAACTTTGTTTTAACAGCTGCTTCAAAAATAAGTGCGGTCTTTTCCTTGAACTCTTCAGATAGAGTTGCTTCACCTTCGACAATAGCACGTAATTGTGCTTGACTGTCGTTTTCTTGTGCAACATCTTCATCCAAATCGACACCTGCTTGTTCACATACTTTAGCATATGCTGCTTGCAAGTCACCTTTCTTCATTTTTGAAGCGGTTTGGTACATTGCGTTCAGCATTCCTG